GTGGGAGCTGAATAAGTTCTCACTAGGCCGCCTGTAATGCCCTCAATGTGGACTCATTAGATCTTGTAGGTGCGGGTATAGAAACCGCAGTTGTTTGACTACTTTGCATACTATTATCTACATTATTGTTGTTGATGATAACTGGTTGTCCATCACCATTTGAAACAGTTGATTTCATTGCTCCAGAATCAGCCATGAGTTGAGCAGCCTTTACCATCATTCCTGATGCTTGTTGATCAAATATAATTTCATCTTTATGAACAAGAGCTGGGCCTGTTGTAGAAACTAATCCACCCTCTTGAAATTCCATCATTGGAAAAGCAGCAAATGGTTTAGCTTCAAGGTTTGCAAAAGAAGGTAAGTCCTTCATTTTTGAAATTGCAGCTAAAGACTTTTCTATATTTTCTGGATTTGCTTGAGATAAACTTAAAAGTCCTTGTCCCAATCCACCTATACCTACTCCTAATTTAGCTAATCTATCAGCTTCTTCATCTTTAATTGATCTGGAGAAGGCTGCTATTAGTTCAAGTGGACTGTCTGATCCAAAGAGACTTCCTATCGAACTCATAATTCCAGTTACTGCACCAACTCCTTGACCACCAGCAAAAGCAAGTATACCAACTCCAAGATCTTTTATACCTTGACCGAGTTTGGATAGTTTGTCAGCATCAAGGGATTCCATTTGTTTTGCCATACTTGAACCAAACCCACCAACGAATCCACCAAGACCTTTTCCTAGATTGGTCAATAATGTTGCAATACCAGCTCCAGCATCTTCTCCACCAAGTTTACTGATAGCAACATCTGCCAACATCAGACCAGCAAAGAATCCTGCAAGCCCAGCCCCAAGAGCTGTCATACCTATTGCAACCATTGCAGCACCGCCGGGCCCCAATAGAACTCCAATAGCAGCACCAGCAACGAGTAATGCACCCATTACTGTTAGAGATGTTTCATCCATACTAGACAAAGCTCCAAAGAAGTTTTTCATCATGGTAGCTAAATTTTTGCCTGGAACTTTAGTACCAAGAGTTTCAGCAAATTTATCTGCTAACATCAAACCACCAAAGAACCCCGCTAATCCAGCTCCAACTCCTGTCATTCCTAATGCAACACCTACCGCTCCTTTAGCACCAAGGGTTGCACCTATAGTTGCACCAACTGCTAGTAACGCCCCAACGGCAATTAGACCTACAGTAGAAGTTTCTGCAAATGCACCAACGAAATTGTTTATTAGGGTTTTTAAGTTAGATCCATCTAATCCTGCAGCATTACCCATTTTAGCAAAACCTTCCGCGGCCATTATACCTAAGAAGAATCCAGCCAGACCTGCACCTACTGCTGTCATTCCAGAAACAATTTTACTTGGTTTAACACCAAGTCCAGCAACTGCTGCTCCTGCAGCAATGATACCTAGTAATACTGTAGTACCAGCTATTCCTGCTTGTTCAAAGGCTCCAAAGAAATTACCCATTAATAGTTTTAATGATTCACCAGTTATCCCTAAACCGGCTCCTATAGATGCAAATCCATCAGCAGCCATTATACCTATGAAGAACCCAGCAAGACCAGCACCAATCGCTGTCATTCCTTTAACAATTTTACTTGGTTTAACATCAAGTCCAGCAACTGCAGCACCGGCTGCTAGGATTGATCCAAGAACGGCAACCCCCGATAATCCAGCTTGACCAAATGCTCCAAAGAAATTGCCCATTAATAGTTTTAATGATTCACCATTTAAACCAAGACCAGCACCTATAGTTGCAAATCCATCAGCTGCTATTATACCTAAAAAGAATCCTGCAAGACCAGCACCTATAGCAGTCATACCTTTTACAAGTTTTATTGGATCAACTTCTAATTTTGCTACCACTGCTGCTATACCAATAATACCCAATACCAACGCTGCACCGACTCCATCAAATGCTCCAAAGAAATTACTCATTAATGTTTTCAATGCAGATCCATCTAATGTCAACGCACCCCCAATTGAAGCAAATCCATCAGCTGCCATTATACCTAAAAAGAATCCTGCAAGACCAGCACCTAGAGCTGTCATTGCTTTCATAAATTGGATTTTTGGGACTTCCAATTTTACGATTGTACCAGCAGCAAGAATTATACCCCCCATCATTGCTGCAGCTTTAGCATCAAATGCTCCAAAGAAATTACTTACTAATGTTTTAAGAGCCTTTCCATCCGCTCCCATTAAACCTAGAAGAACACTTGTGGCACCAAGAGCTAACATAAATCCTGAAATACCTGCACCCAGTGCTATTAATCCTTTAGCAAACCCTACACCCAATTTTCCTACACCTTTACCAAGTGCTCCCAATCCAGATCCTAAACCTCCAAGAACTGATGCGATAATTCCACCCTGTTTTTTATCAGTCGTAGCTGCTTTCCCCATACCTCCTTTGAGAGTATCTAAGATACCTGTAAAGATGCCCTTTAATTCTGCATCAGCACGAGACTTCTCAGCTGCAGATTCTTTGTCACCTGAAGATTGTATCGGATTCGTGAGATTTTTATTGACCTGTTTTAATTCTACAACAAGATCAGATAATTCAGCCATTAGTTACCTTTAATACTTTGGGGTTCTACCCGCTTTTTGATTCTGTTCATTAATCTTAGCATTTTCTTCTTCTACCCATTGTGATACTAAACTTAAATATATGTCTCTTTCAAAGGGCACCATATCCTCTAGTTCCGCCAAACTCCATTGATGATGTTGTACTAAAGCAAAATTATTGAGGTAGTACGATTCAAGTGAAGTATGACTTAGGCCGATGCGAAAAAAGACGCAAGTCCCTGTAATGTTTGTTTCTCAGTCTTATTACATTTGTTACAAGTATATTCTATATCATGTCTTAATGCTGGCATAGTTTCAAAAAATTGTCTAACATTTTGAAATTGACCAGAATTTAAAGAATTTAGAAACTCTTCTAATTCTTCCCTAGTATGATCTTGAGCAGAGAATACCTCTTTTCCTTGAATTATTTCAGATATACTATCTCTAATCACATCCATTACAATATCTATTTGATTTTTACTAACAGTAGCCATCAAATATTCCATCTTTGGTGGAACCATACGAACTTGAATATCATCAGTCAGTTTTATCAAGTCAGTATGATCTTTATGTGTATCAATCTTTATTTCTTCAAGATCTAATTCTATTTCTACTTTATTTTCACATTCAGTACATAATATAAAAATTTTACTTTTATCACCAACTGCTTTTCCCCTAACCTTGAGGAATATGTACTCAACATCAACTAATGAAAGATTATCAATTTTAAAATTTTCGGTCAGTATACATTGACTTAAAATCTGTTTTATGGCTTTCGCCATCTCCTTTTCTTCTTCACCCTCAAGAGCCATCAGAAGAATTTTTTCTTCTTTGACTAGAAATGGTCTATATTCAATTGTCTTTCCAGTTGATGGAACTTTTAATTCATATTGTGCAGTATTAAGTTTTGGCAAAGCCATAATGTTCTCCTTTTCAAATCATATATTATTAGGTAAGTGTCATCCACTTTCTATATTTAAATGTCACACTAAGTCTTAGTATTTCTCCCCCCTGCGTGTGACCCAGCGCAATTTCACCAACTGCAGAAGGATATGCTTCTCTCAACTCTATCTTATACTTGTCTTTTGCAGTTTCAAAATCAGATGCATCATTTGATAATCTAGTTATATTAATTGTTGCAACAAAGTTGTTCCAATAGTTAACATTGCCAGTTTCAACATTTATTATATTTTCTTGCCATTTGTCAAAAAACCTTTTTACGGTAAATTTATCATCTAAAATAAATGATAATGCAGCTTCTGTAAATGTTTCCCTGTAAGGTATTTCTCTTGGTGGGCCGTATATATCTTGTGCATTAGATGCTATACCTTTAGTTGGAAGTGAAATAGATTCACACAAATATTGTAAATTCTCGTTTACAGCTGTTGACAATCCTGCAGGAAGATCTGCGAAGGTTACATTATATCTATTTCCTTTGGCAAAACCACCAAGATTACTAACTGCAGCTTTTAATTTTTCTACACCAAATACTTCTGCCATTAATAGTATTTCTTGCTGTCATTCCAGACAACACTCTTTTTCTCTTTTTGAAATCTTTCAACTGGTAGGAATATTGCTATTTCCCACTCATCTGCGTTTATCCTCACGGTATTTGAACGAACATTAGTACCAAGATATCTTTTTACACAAGGAACTGCTCTACCAATACCTTTTAGTAAATCGTATGATAATTTTAATCTTGTGGTCGCATCATATTTATTATTAGTTGCATACTCTTTCAGTTCATCCATAAGAACTGCTCTTTCTCTTGGTGGAATATAATGTAGATTCAAACCATAGAATCCACCTTTAGCTTTCTCAAATGGAAACACTAAAGGGTACATATCCCAATAAGGTAACTTCTTAGCAAACTTTGGGTCATACTTATAGAATAACATTTTTCCAAGTGCTGCACTACTATCTTCTTGTCTTTTAAGAAGTTGGTTTGGAGTCACTGCTCTCATTTGAGTACTTGCACTGGCCTGTTTGACCTTCTCTCTAAACCAATCCCCTGCCGCCCTAGCTTTTGCTGTCGCGGAACTTGTCTTAATTGCTGATTTGAGTGTGTCTAAAAAACTTTCTTCTGCCATAATACTAATATTTAGTTAAATCTTGTTCAGTTAATATTTTCCAATTCCAATCTCGGGCTTCACAGTAAGTCATTGCTGCTTTCCACTTTGCTTCATTGACTCCCCAAGCTTTAACCTCTCGGATAAACCTTCTTCTATTTGGTTTTGGTTTGGGTGGTTTGGTTTGAATTTTTGGTTTGATTTCTATAAGTGTTTCACCTTGTGAGGTTTTTACCCAAAAGTCGGGGAAGTACCGATGGACTTTACCATCTATGGGGGAGCGATAAGGGATAATAATCTCTTCACTTGACCATCTTAAAATAGAATCATTACCATCAAGATATCTCATAAACTTCAGTTCTAACCCCGAGCGATGAAATATTTTACGGTAATCTCCTTTGTATTTGGATATGTTTTTTGGTTTATAAAATCCTTTCTTAATCCTCATATAAATATGTAGTAACGGCACAAAACCGCCCAAATCGAATTATTAATTTATAGGAACAAAAAATGGCAGATACATGGTCAGTTGAAAAGACAATAGCGGCAAATAAACCAGACACCAGACAATTCAAATATCCAAAAGATACTAATCCTGGCTTACCTCATTATATAACATTTACTGCATTAAGGTCATATACTTCAACAACCTCTAAAAGAGGACAACCAAATGGATCAGTTGTTTTATACATGCCCCCCGATGCTTTGAAAACTTCATACAGTCAAAGTGTTGGAGATGTAGAAATGGGAGGTTTTATTGCGTTAGCTGGTTCAGATATGAAAGCTACTGGTGCACAAATGGCAGGAGGTGATTTTACGGGAGCTATGGCTTCAGCCCTTGCAATAAAGGGTAAGATAGCGGGTGCTGAAAAATTAAATGTACTCGCGGATGTGGGTAAAGCAGCTGCTGGAGGTGTTCTAAAAAAGTTTGCTGGTACTCAGGGAGGCCAAGCAGTATCAAAGGCCACTGGTCAAATTTTAAATCCACACAAAGCAGTGGTGTATCAAGGGCCCGGACAATTCCGTACTTTCTCTTTCACCTTTGTACTGGTGCCAAAGTCTAAGGACGAAGCCAAAGAAATTTTTAATATAGTTAAGTTTTTCAAAAAGAGAATGCATCCCGGCACTGGGGGAGGAGCTGGAATTAACGATATATCATCTGTTACTTTAACATATCCAGACGAATTTGAAATACAATATTTTGTTAATGATAAGTTAGTTGATGGTAGTGATTTTACTAAACCATTATTTAAAATTCACAATTGTTTTATGGAATCCCTTTCTACAGATTATACAACATCTTCACTTGTTTCTTTTATGGATGATGGAAACCCACTAACTACTACAATATCAATGTCATTTAAAGAAACACAACTTCTTACTAAAGCAGATATAGACGCGGGGTATTAATATGTCATCAGAATTTTTTTCAAATTATCCAAGAATAGCCTATGATATATCTGGTAATAATTCTACAGTTCCAGATTATACTGTTGCTGTCAATTTAATGATTAGAAACAAGTTAAAAGAAGCGGT